ACTTGTATTTACTGGTGGAACTAATGGCGAAGCTGTGACAGGAGCAGAGTACCAAGCTTTCTTGGATAAAATAGAAAGTTATTCATTTAATGCACTAGGGTGTTTGGCTACAACAACAGAAATTAAAAGTTTATTTGTAGAATTTACAAAGAGAATGAGAGATAAGGTAGGAGCAAAGTTTCAAACAGTACTATATAAGAAAAGTGATGCAGATTATGAAGGTGTAGTGTCTGTAGAAAATAAGATTAAAGATAAAGATTTAGTTGAATCTAGCTTGATTTATTGGGCTACTGGAGCTATAGCAGGATGCGATATAAATAAATCTAATACTAATAAAAAGTATGATGGTGAGTTTGATGTTGGTGTAAATTACACTCAAATACAACTTGAAGAAGCACTAAAGAGTGGTAAATTTATATTTCATAAAGTTGGTGATGAAGTTCATGTGTTAGAGGACATAAATACTTTTGTATCATTTACAGATGATAAAAATGACGATTTTTCAAGTAACCAAAGTGTTAGAGTACTTGACCAAATTGCTAATGATATTGCAACTTTATTTAATGAAAAGTATTTAGGTAAAGTTCCGAATGATAAGGCAGGAAGAATAAGTTTCTGGAATGATGTTGTTAAACACCATAAAGAATTAGAGAATATAAGGGCAATAGAAGATTTTAAAACTGATGATGTTAGTGTAGAGCTTGGAAATGACAAGAAAACTGTTATAGTGAGTGATGCAGTTAAGGTTATAAATGCTATGAGCAAGCTTTATATGACTGTTTCAGTTAGTTAAAGAAAGGAGTGTGATAAATAGATGTCTAAAAACGCACCTATGAACGTTAAAGATACAATAAGTGCATCTTTAGCAGAATGTTTTGTAACAATAGAGGGTAAAAGATATAATTTTATGCAAGCTATTAATTTAGAAGCTAAGATGGAAAAAACAAAAAGTGAAGTACCAATTCTAGGAAAAACTACAAAGGGTAATAAAACAACAGGTAGTAAAATTACAGGTAGCGCAACATTTCATTTCAATACTTCTATATTTAGAGAGCTTCTCTATAGGTATAAAGAAACTGGAGAAGACATTTACTTTGATATACAAGTTACTAATGAAGACCCAACAAGTTCAGTAGGGAGACAGACAGTAATTTTAAAAGACTGTAATATGGATTCAGGCATAATTACTAAGTTTGATGCTGATGGAGAATATTTAGAAGAAGATATGGACTTTACATGCGAGGATTGGGAATTAGTTGAGAAGTTTAAAACATTAATAGGGATGGAATAAAATACACATTTATAAATTATAGATGTGTATTTTATATTTATATAAATAAGGAGATGGTTAAAATTAAAGATAAATACAAAATGAAAGACTCAGTTTCATTTGACTATAGTAATAAAAGAAAGATAGAAGAATGTGTAGGGGAGATGTATAGAAAAGCAGGATTATTTTTAGTAGATATTGCTGATAAACTGGCACTTGACACAATTGAAGGTTCATCATTAAAACCAATTACAATAACAATCAAATTAGATGAAAATGGTATTACAACAATAGAAAAACAAACAAAATATTTAGTTATGGAGGTAGAATAATATGGGAGATTTAAACGCTTTTTTAAGTCAAAATGCAATAAAAGTAGAGAATAGAAAGTATGTAGCAAGTAATAGATTTATAAATGAAGAAGGGAAAGCGATAGAATGGGAAATAAGAGCATTATCTTCAGAAGAAGATGCTGCAATAAGAAAAAACTGTCCAAAGAGAGAGCCAATTTTAAATAAAAAAGGTAAACATACAGGACAATACAATACTGTAACTGACTACAATAAATATTACGAAGAACTAAGTATAGCTTGCACAGTTTTTCCTGATTTGAATGACTCAATGTTACAGGATAGTTATAGAGTCATGGGGGCTAATCAGCTACTTAAAGCAATGTTAACTCCTGGTGAATATACAGAATATGTCCAAGAGGTTTTGGATATAAATGGATTTGATAATTCATTTGAGGATAAGGTAGAAGAAGCAAAAAACTAATTTATGAAGGTGATTATGATTCTAATATAGCTCATTATTGCCTTCATAAGTTTAAATGGAAACCGCATGAATATATGGATTTACCAGTTGATGAAAAAGCATTTGTTGCTGCTTCTATAGATATCAAAGTAGAAGAAGAAAAAGAAGAAGCTAAAAAAGCTGACAAAGATGCAAAGAGAGGTAGAAGAAGATAATCTCTGGTGTAAAAATTTTACTAATATAGTATAATATATTTAAAAATTGTACTGGGGGATTAAATAAATGGGATTGTTTAGTAAAAAGAATAAGAAACCTTGTTGTATTTGCGGAAGCGAAAAAGGACTTATGCCATCTATAGAAGGTGAAAATTTTTGTACAGCTTGTAATTGCAAGTACATAGATTTCTCTGAAAATATTTTAAAAGTAACTAGTATTATGAAAATGATGTCAAACTCAGAAGGAATGAAAAAGTTTATAGAAGTTGAAAAGAAAAATTTAAAATTGTTAGAGAAGTTCACCGAGACAAAAAGTATAAATTCTTCAATTTCTTTTGATGAAGAGCAAAATCTTTTAAAAATATCATATAAAAATAGAAATCAAATATTAGTAGAGAAAATAATAAAATTTGATGATATATTAGAATTTGAACTTTTGGAAGATGGAGAAACTATAGTTAAAGGTGGTTTAGGTCGTGCTATAACTGGAGGAGTCTTATTCGGAGGTACAGGGGCTGTAGTTGGAGGAATTACAGGTAAAAAAACAAGTAGAAAAGTTGTAGAAATATTTAAAATAAAAATAACTGTAAAGGACATAAATAATCCAATTGAATATATAAATTTAATTAATAGTAAAGTAAAAACAAACTCTTCTATTTATCAGAAAGCTTTTTCTGATGCTCAAGAAATATTATCAATACTATCAATAATTACAAAATATAATGTAATGGAAGACAAAAAAAAGTCTATATCTAGTTCTACAGCTGATGAAATATTAAAATATAAGAATTTGTTAGATATGGAAGCTATTACACAAGAAGAATTTGATGCTAAGAAAAAAGAATTGCTAAATTTATAATATATAAGCACTTACTTAAAAATAAGTAAGTGCTTATATTATGTTAAAAAAGAAAGGAGGTTAAAAATGGCAACTATACAAACATCTATCCGAATTTTCGACGGAATGACACCTGCTTTTAGACACATGAATAATGCTATGAATATTGTATTAAGTTCATTCGAGCAATTACAAAGAACATCTAGCAATGCTATAGATGCTAATAGTATTAGAACAGCTAGAGAAGAACTAGCACGTGCAGAAGCTGGCTTTGATAGACTAGAACAACAAATAAGAGAATCAGATAATCAACAGCGAAGGCTTAATGAGGATATAAATAAGGGTGCAAGTTCTACAGATAGATTAGTTGGAAGTGCAAAGAAGCTAGCAGCAACCTACTTAGGTATAAGAACGTTAGGAGGTCTAGGAAATTTAAGCGACCAGATGACAAGTACTAACGCGAGACTTAGTATGATAAATGATGGTCAACTCTCAGATGGAGGATTAAATAAGATGATTTTCCAATCTGCTGAAAGGTCTCGTGCATCTTACTTAGATACTGCAAAAATAGTTTCACGAATAGGCATGAACGCAGGTAAGGCGTTTAGCAGTACAAAAGAAATTGTAGGTTTTGCAGAGCAACTAAATAAAAAGTTCGTAATTGCTGGAGCAAGTACTGAAGAAATGAACTCAGCATTGTTACAACTAACCCAAGGGTTGGGTTCTGGTGTATTAAGAGGTGAGGAACTAAATGCTGTATTTGAGTCAGCACCTAACATCATCCAATCGATTGCAGATTATTTGGACGTAGACATAGGAAAAATAAGAGGAATGGCATCAGAGGGAATGTTAACGGCAGATATTGTAAAAAACTCATTACTTTCAGCAGCAGAGCAGACCAATGCAGAGTTCGAGAAGATGCCTTATACGCTAGGTCAAATCTTTACTAGTGTAAAAAATAATGCAGTTATGGTATTTGGAGCTATACAGAAGAAAATTGAGGACACAGTTTCAAGCAGGGGATTTCGAACTTTCATAACTGATGTTAAAGACTCATTATATGTACTTGGAGCAGTTGGGTTTAATGTATTTAGTGGATTTATTAATTTACTGAGTAGTCCAGCTTTTCAGAATTTTTTTAATGTGATGATTGTTGGAACTAGTTTAGTTGTACAAGGGCTAGGTTGGATAATAACACAAGCACTTAGTGTTGCTAATGTATTTTCGCGAAATTGGAGTATAATTTCACCTATAATTTTAGGTGTAGTTTCAGCTATTAGTACCTATATAATAGCTCTTGGTATTATGCAAGCAGTTACTATAGCTGGAACTGTAGCAAATTGGATGTCGTGGACATCTGAAGTTATTAGACAAAGAGGAATTTTAGGAACAGCTAGAGCTTTAGCGATAGGCAAAGCTGAACAATGGGGATTTAATGCTGCTATATATGCATGTCCCATTTTTTGGATAGTTTTAGGTATAATTGCAGTAATATCTGCTGTATTTATATTAGTAGCAGTTTACAATCACTTTGCAGGCACAAGTATTTCTGCAATCAGTCTTATAGTTGGAGCTTGGTATTGGTTATGTGCAGTTGTTTACAACGTAATTGTAGGGATAGTAAATGCTATAAATATCTGTGTGGTTGAAATAGCAAATATCTTTAGAACTGGATTATATGCAGTGCAATGTTTCTTTATTGATATGGCTAATGCAGGACTCAAGGCAGGTGTTAATTTAGACAAAGCTTTTGATAAATTTGCTACCAATCTAGCAAATGGTATTATAAAAGCTGTTAATATAGCTGTAAAAGGATTGAATTGGTTAGTACAACAGATTAATAAAATTCCAGGAATTGATTTACCACAAATGAAAGAATTTCAAAAAGTAAATACTGTAATTGGTACAAAAACAACATTTAAACCCATTCAAAAACCGCCTGAGCCTAAAGCATGGAAACCAGAATTAGTAGAGTACAAAAATTTAAAGTCAGAATTTATAAAAGGATATGACGTAGGACATCAATTACAAAACAAATTGAAAGATACTTTTGATATCAGTAAAATAGCAGAAGATGCAAAGAAAAAATTAGGATTAGATGACCTTTGGGATAAGAAGTATGGATTAGGAAATGGATTTGGTTCAGCTGGATTAAATTCACCTTTGGGCGACGCAGCAAAAGGAGCAAAGGACACAGCAGGAAACACTGCAAAAATGGCAAAGACTATGGATAAAAGTCAAGAAGATTTAAAATATCTTAGAGATATTGCAGAGCAAGAAACAATAAACCGATTTACAGGAGTCAACATTAAAATTGATATGAACAATACAAATAACATAAGCAAAGATGCAGATGTGGATGGTATAGTAAACGTCTTAACAGAAAAATTAAATGATGCCATGGTTGTTTCAGCCGAAGGAATAGTTTAGGAAGGAGGGATATAAATGGCTTATGATTTTTACCTAGATGGAGTACAACTACCAATCGCACCACCCAAGCTTGAAGTCAAAGTGACAAATAAAAACAAGACAGTTGATTTAATAAATGTTGGAGAAGTAAACATACTAAAAAAAGAAGGATTATCTGAAATAAGTTTTGAAGCAGAATTTACACATAATAAGTTGCCATTCTATCGTGGAGCTTTTAGGGATGTTCAATTCTTTTTAAGTAAACTGGAACTATTAAAAACTGATTGTAAGCCATTTCAATTTATTGTATCGAGGGAATTAGGTAATAAAGTACTATTTAACACTAATATAAAAGTATCTCTTGAAGAGTATGCTATTTCAGAAGATGCAGAAAATGGCTCAGATACAAAAGTTGCAATAAAGTTAAAGCAATATAGAGATTACTCAACTAAAAAGTTAGTTCTTGCCCCTCCTAAAAATGAGACTGGTAGACCTAATGTAAAGATAGAGCCAAAACGAGTTGATTCAGTCAATGCCACAAACACTAAAACATATACAGTAAAAGCAGGGGATAGCCTTTGGTCAATTTGTCAGAAACAACTTGGTAATGGTTCATTATATAAGAAAGTATACGAATTAAATAAATCTATGATGGATAAGGCAAATAAGGGGAAGAATTTAAGTAAATACACCATTTATAAAGGGCAGGTGTTAAAACTTGGTTGATGAATTAGTGTTAGCAAATGATAGAGATGTAAGATTAGTAATAGCTCATTGGGAAGATTTCTACGAACCTGCTGTGATTGATGGTATCACATGGGAGATAGAAAGACGAGGAACACCATCTAAACTTGAATTTACAATAGTCATGGATGATATATTAGAGTTTTGTGAAGGTAACTCTGTAAGACTATATTACAAAGGTGTAGGTATATTCTATGGATATATATTTCAGAAGAAAAGAGATAAAGAAAATCACATTAAAATTGTTGCTTACGACCAGTTAAGATATTTTAAGAACAAAGATACTTATGTGTATA